CATGCATACGAGATAGCTAGCGCGATCTATCCGTACGCAATAACAAAAAAAGCAGCGTTAAAGGATATAATAAAACATTATGACAATAAAGAAATGGATAGTAAAATTAAGGATGTGGTACGCAGACCTACGCGGCCATCACGGTAAACGTTGGGACTATGAACCTGGCGAATGGTATATGGGCAGACATAAAAGGAAGAAATGAGTATAAAACAAAGAATAAAGATTAAAAACAATACAGAAAAAAGCGTCTTTAAAGATAAAACTGTTAGCGATGATTATAAAAGCGGTGGCGCCTACAAAGCTATCATAGAGATGTTTGCTAATCAGTTAGATGATGACAAGTTTGCAGAACACTGTAAAAAATTTTTTAAAGGAGATAACGATGGACCGAAAGACAGCGAAGATATTTAGAATAAAATGTATTATGAAGAAATGTAGAGAGAAACAACGATGGGAATTACTAGCTAAAATGTGCTATAAATATAACATGCAACCTGTAAATGAGGCTTACTATGATTAGAACGATACCTGACACGATCAGTTTAATAAAACTAAAATATAAAAGATTTAAAGATGTACCTCTATCCTGGATGGAGCATATCGGTAGCAAGATGAGTGTGTATGCCTGGAACAAGAGATGGGCTAACAGGAAGAAAGGTACAGGCTACAGAGATGAAGTGGAATAAGAAATTTACTTATCCTAAATCGGTTAGATCTTTGATCAACGGCAAACGACACTACAGTATAGATAACAGAAAATTACCAAGCGTTACAACAATACTATCCGCAACCCAGTCGGATGAGAAGCGACAGAGTTTAGCTAATTGGCGAGCACGTGAAGGTGCGACTAGAGCTAATAAGATTATGAACGAGGCAGCTGTACGGGGCACATCCATGCACACGTACCTAGAAGCGTATGTTAAGGGAACAGGGCACCTGGACCTAACACAGACGGGCCTACAGGCCAATGTCATGGCACAACAGATTATAGAAAAAGGGCTCGGGGACCTGGAAGAGGTGTGGGGGCAAGAAGTTACGTTGTATTATCCTGACCTATACGCGGGGGCCACGGACCTGGTGGGAATTTATAACGGCGCCGAAAGTATAGTAGATTACAAACAAACTAACAAGCCGAAACGAAGAGAGTGGATAGAAGATTATTTTGTGCAGCTGGCAGCGTACGCCATGGCACATAACCAAGTTTATGACACCAAGATACAGTCTGGAGTCATTCTAATGTGCAGCAAAGATAACCTATTCCAGAAGTTTGAAGTGTCTGGCAGAGAGTTTCAGAAGTACAAACACCAGTTTTTGCGTAAAATAGACCAATATTATAAAATTGTATCCGACTCAAAGGGGTGTGCAGATACAAAAAATGGCGAATAAATGTTATACAGAGCGGCTAATTGCAATTGTATCCCCACAATAGGGTTTTTCTGTGAAAAAAATTTTTTTATTTTTTTTTTTTTTAAAAAGTGGTTACAAAGGATACAAAAGTTATTATTGTTGTATACCAAGGGAAATAACGCCAAATTTGTATCTTTTGCCAGGATACAATTGGATACAAAAGATACAATTTTTTAAAAATCATTGGTATTAAAGGCTTATTTAAGCAAAAAAGTGAAAAAAGTGAAATAAGCCAATAACCACAACAACATAGGGGACGCGCGCGTATATTTTGCTTTTTGCTTTTTGTAATTTCATTAAAAAAAGACTATACGTAGAATTATGCCAAATCGAAAGAAATCTAAATACCGACATGCAGTCATAAACAAGAAGAAGTATTACTTTTATTCTATTAGGTGGCTCGACATCACTGGTGACGCTGGGCATGCAACACCGGAGGAGTTTGACAAGTTTGGTTGTGCTGTTATGGTTACACAAGCTTATGTTTATAAGAAAACAAATAAGTTTTTATGGACCTTTGCTTCCTATGATGAAAAGGAAGAAGTATTTAGTGACAGGAATGTATTTCCTAAAGGTTGTATATTAAAAATGGAGAAGATAGTTATATGAAAAGACCTAAAGGTAAAAAATATGATGGTATTACAAGACCACCAAGTGAAGCCTATAAGAATGGTTGGAATGAAATCTTTTTAAATAGAGTTATGAAAGAGGAAGTTAACATTGGTGATACTGGTACACAAAAATACAGAATAAAACATGGGCCTAACAAAGGCAAAGTATTGGGCTAGCTCTCAATAAGATCGTTAACTTTTTTCATTTTCTGAGCCTGTTTACGTAGCTCTTCCATACGTTTTAGTTTATCTTCAGCAGTTAGATCTCTCGTTAAAATTTCTTTTCTATCTATAAATATACCCTGTGCTTTACCTATCATGGCTTCAAACGCAGCGGTCTTCTCTGTCTTGCCTTCCTTCTCTAACTTGTGTGATAATTGTATTTGACGTTTTACAAAGTTAGCTCTGTTTACAACAAAAGATTTATTTACTTCGTTCATTCTTCTAGTCAGGTAGGCCTGGATGTGCTCTAATTTCATTAGACCTGATGCTTCCACAGCAGCATTCTTTTCACTGTACCCAGCGTGTATAGCTGCGTCTTTGTTTGTGGTTCTACCCTCGTTCATAACCAAATACTCACAGAATGCACGTTGCATAGCCGTCAGCTCTTGTAAGCCGTATTTATCTTTGGGGTTAGGATTATGTTTTTGAGTATCACTCATACTTGCAATATATCCCATATATTATATAATACAAGCATGACAGCGAAAGAATTAAGTCAATATTTAGATAAGTTTTTAGTATCTCCAGCGGCACAAAACGCTAGAGTACAGATAGAAATGCCTAACGGAGAAAGATTAGATCTATCTGAAGTCCAGCTATTAGAAAACAGAATGATTGGTGACAGAGAAACCCATCGTTTAAATTTGAAAGGTGTAAACCTTGGTTGGAAAATGGGTAAAATAGTTGGAAAATTATAAGGTCATTAACTTCGGTTTGTCCGGCCATGACAGAGGCTAATTTCTACAAAAAGATTAAAAAGAAATGGAAGTCAATTTCGTTTATTCGTATTGAGAATCGCGCCTTACTTGGCACTCCTGATTGTCTTTGTCAAAATTCTAAAGGCACTTTTTTCACGTTAGAACTGAAGTTAACAAAAGTTAACTCTGTACCCCTATCCCCGCACCAGTGTGCGTTCCACATGAAACACAAAAAAAATACCTTTGTCCTTGTTGCTTGCTCCCCGGAGCTTGGGACCTGTCGCTTGTACTCTGGTTCTAGGATCTTGGAGCTTGTGGCTTCAGGCTTGAAGCTTGAACCCTTGGCCGAAGGCTTGGACGCTTGCGCTTCTGTGCTTGAGCGCTTGTAAGCTTGGGCCTTCCCGGTAATGGTACGTAGGGCCTGAGCGGATAGCCATTTTCCAGGCACCATGCATTATGAATATTGTGGATCTCTCTTCTGTATTTAGTGCTTGCCATTATTCAAACTTTCAAAAAATTTTTTACAGTCTTCAAGATACCAGGCTGGCAGCTCAGCGTGATCATAAATGAACCATGGCAGCAGGTCGCCGCGTTTTATTTTAATGTTTGCCATAACATACATTTTTTGTGTCTCGGTCCCAGCAGCTTCGGCATTCACCACATATACCGCCTTGATCAGGAGCCGGGCAGGTCCTGCCTTCTCCATCAGTTACGGTCGATGTGTGGGGCCATTGCTTCGCCGGTCCCTGGTTTATCATGTGTGAACTTAGTCTAATGATTAAATTTGTCGGAATCATGTCCGGCGTAAACTCTTTTAATATTTGAGCTTCGCGCGTGGGCAGCCAGTGCATGGTCCCTGGCGTAAGCTTGCACACTGAAATGATATTGTTGAGATGCTGTACACTCTGCAGGTCTCCGGCGTCATGCCACCTGAACCATTTCTGGCGTTTAATTTGTACGGCCATCGCCTCCACCCACTGTGGGTGATCTAGTGATTCCTGGCGCAGCTGGTGCGCGCTCTTTGTATTCTTGAACATGTATCGACCCTTCAGGGCATAGCATCCAGCGCATACGCTGCCGGGGATCTTTGCAAGCTTTGCACCTGTAATACAATTTTTGGCGCTTATGCTGTACGCTGGCCCGGGCATCTTGCCGGGCTTCGATAGTGTGTGAGTTATTTTTACGGCGTCTTTTACTTTCATAATTTATCCATAATATTTTTGTTGTTTATTATAATCTTTCTCTTCCATCTTCAGAAGCTCAAGAAAAGTCTTGACTGCCTCCTGGGACCGGTGACCATCGTCACCCGTTACTATGTTTACGGCTGTAATCATACGCTCTACAGCTTTGTTAATTGTTATTGTTTTTGTCATATATCCTTTCATGTTTGCGGGTCCAGCGGGTTGGTTATGATGGCCCGCCGGCGTCCCTGATTGCTTATTGTTAGATTTCATAAACTCTATATATAAACATTGTCCTTTAATATCCTATGTCTGAAGCCTTGTCAACTAAAATGTTTGCTTGACGCCTGTTCATTATGGGGCGGGCCCACCCGCTTGAAGCCTGTGGCCTATGCCTTATTTTTTTTTTAGAGAAAATTTTTTTGGTCAAGTTTGGCCAAAGTTCAGAGGCTGATGTGTAAACCTATTACACAATTAAGACTAAAGTATGTCTCGACCACTGACTTGACCCTAGATCACTCAAGCAAGCTTTGGTTTAATGCCCGCGGGGCTCCCAGAGTGATCTAGGCTCAAGCTGGTGCTATTAACACCAGATTAAACCCGAAAGGACATCCAGCTACCCTATGTCAATTCACATATCTTGCTGGTCTTTATACACCCGAGTTGCAACAAGGATGTAAAGGATTGTCCTAACACTATATAAACACTTGACAATCAAATGTCAATAGGATAATTTGGGATAATTATAAACAAACAAAGAAAGGTTATATGTCAGCAAAAATAAGAATGAACACCGAATACAGAAACAAATTCTATAATAGAATTAAAGATGTATTTGAAAAAGAAGAAACGCAAGAGCAACAAGCATTTCTACAAGCAAGAGAAGATTTTAATGTAGCACAGAAAGAAACATTTGAATTAGCGAATGCAGTTGTTGAAAGGTCATATCCAAAAGAAGATGTAGATACTCTACGAGTATTTAAAAAGAAATATGGCGACCCTTGTGATGTAGTTGCAAAAGATAAGTGTTTCTATTTTGCTTATCCTTGCAAAGATGATGAGGGTAAAGAAACAACTTGGAAATCACATTTTGATTTTGGTTTATTCGGCAATCTCAATGGTAATGAGTATGGTAGTGGCGAAGATACTGAACACTTTGCTCACGCATATTTTAGAGAAGAACTAAAAGCAAAAGGTTGCAACCCTGATATTATAGCACAACAATCAGGTAAAGATCAGAACCCACATAAAACAAAGCATATTGATATGTGTAATAAAGCACTTGGTAAAAGTGGTCGTAATGAGGACGAAATTGGAATAACTAAAGATTTCAACGCACCTTTTTATGCTGATGTGATTGGTACTTCTTATTGTAGATCAAGAGCAATCGCTTGTACCAAAGAAGAATATGAGTTGTTTGAACAATGGCGAGTGTCAAAAGCTAAAGTTGTAAGTACACATCAAACTTGGATAAATTCTATAATGAAACAATGCGACCAATTAAAAATTGGTTTGAAAGCATATCGTTATTTGAGTGAGGGCATTGAGTTGGCTAGTGAACTAGGAATAAATTTAGACGAGGCGGAATTAGTTAGAACTAATTCAACGGGCTTGACAATTTATAACCCTAGCAATCTTGCTAATATGATTAAAGGTATGAAGAATAAAAATCAAACTAGAGAAGATAAGATTAAGGCAAGGTTGGAATATCAAAAACAATCAGTAAATTAACATTTGACATATAGGGCTATCTGTTATAGGATAGTCCTATAAACAACAGAAAGGACATATGCAATACTACATACTACAAAAACTTAACGAGGATTATTTCTCAGTTGAGAAAGTAAGAAAGCCAATTAATACATTTGACGAGGCAGTAAAGAAAGTCAATGCATTAAAAACTTTAGATGATGACGCAACAACATACATCATCACGCAACAAGTGGGGATTGATGATAAAAGATAAAACATTTTACATTACATACTTCGCAACAAAGCACAAAGCCTTTATAACTAGAAAGGCAAAATGGACAGACGATTGCAAAACATGGTTAAGCAAAAACAATAAACCATGCATGACTTATTATGACCTAGACGCAGACGCGTACAGAACTGCTGTCGGAAATTTGAGAGTCAAATATGAGTAGTCATTATTGGTGTCATGGAACTAATTGCCACAAATCGCACACGACAGATCGTGTGCGAGGTAGCAAGGGGTCTAAGGTTTTAAGAACTAGGAAAGTAAAACAAAACGAGTGGAATAAAAATTCGTTCTATAAATATTTTTGTAGCAATGGTTGTTATAATGATTTTGCTAATGCAAACATAGAACGTATTGTTGCCCTTGCACCCCGAACCGAGCCACTTGAAACACCTATTGATGACCCTGTAAAAACTAAACACGAGAGTGATTATACTTACTCAGACGGAA